AGATTGTCTAACTCCAAATTACTAAGGTTTCTATCCCCGAAGATAACAACATGTCCCTTGGGTACCGGCCCGTTAGCAGCCTCCCAAATCACTATGTGCTTGGCTTTCCAATTCTTATTCAATTTTCGGTCTGTAATTTTTACCTCTGTATATCCATCTCTGTTTATTCTTTCAGTCCCTATCGGTACCCAATTAGCGGATTTGTTCCCTTTCTTGAACTGGGTAGCTTTCATTCCTTCGTAAGAAATACCTTTCTTGCCTTTGTTGGCTGGGACATTGCCCTTAGGAAAACATCCAGTAATTCCACTATTTAATTTGTGATTTGCGTAATAGCCTTTAATCTGGCTTTGAGTATAATTTGTATCGAAAATACGGTTAAGCATTTCCGCCATATCCTTATGCCCTGTACTCTTGTAATTAGCTGTTATGAATTCTTTAACATTTTCCGGATATATAAGCGACGGTCTTCCGACCGGAATACCTTTACGCCCACTTTTAAGACCATGGTTAGCCTTGAAACATTTCATTTTATTCTCGGTGAAGTCGGTGCCGAACTTCGCATTCACCAATATAGCAAGTTCTTGCGTAGTAATCCCTTGAACATTCTCAGCTATAAACTTTTTCACTTCCTCGGAATATCTCATACTACTCCCTTAAAAATGCCGTTTTTAGCATCGGAGGCATTTTGTTTTCGTCTTTCTCTCCAGCCATGTATTCGTGCATAAACGTCTTTGCTTTTAATACCAGCGACCCGTTAGCGATAATCTGTGTTGCAATATCCGAGACTGCCTTCGACCTGGTTATTTCCTCCTGCAGCTTATCGCCTTTCAGATCCTCCTCACTCAGCCTCTCCAGCTGGGCAAATAGATGGTTGTTTAAATCACTTAGTGTGTTTTGCATCATCATGCCCCCTTATACTCAGCCGGCTCAATCCCCTGAGGGATCTTCCACCCATTACCGGCAATCTTATCGATCATCTTTTTTGCGTGGTCAAACTCCCAGCCTCCCACGTGCTGAAACCCCCTCGACTCTAGGAACCGGATCTGTCTGGGGGTGGTAAGCCCCTCCATGCGTCTCATGCCTAACTTGTCCAGGAGCTTGGCAGCCTTCCCGGCACTCTCAACCTGATCTGGGAATATACCTAATTTCTCTAGGGTTTGGATCTGCTTGTCAGAAGGTGGTCCCGCTTCCCAGCCAAATGTCGGGATATATCCGGCCAGATCCTCAGCCTGGATACTCATTTCGAACTGCAGAGGATCCACTAATTTACGTTTTCGGTTCTTCATCTCCTGGAGCATCTTCGCCAGGGCTTCTTCGCGTGCACTTACTGCATCCTCAGTGGCTTTCTGTTCAGCTTCCTGGATATCCACCAATAGTCCATCTTCCATGTTGGCCGTCATGATGTCAGCCACTTCCGGAGACTCACATATTAAGTGGGCCGGGTGACACAGCTCATGGCGTGTAGTATGCCAAAGGAAATCTAATAACAGGAGATCATCTTTTGTCGGATATAACCGGGTACCCCTGCCAACCATCTGACAGTATAATGACCTGATCTTAGTTGGCCTGAGCACTACTATGCAGTCCACCGCGGGGCAATCCCAGCCCTCAGTCAAGAGCATGGAGTTACATAGCACATCGTATTTGCCGGTTTCAAAATCTTTTAACACCTGGGCCCGATCTGTGCTTTCGCCGTTGACCTCAGCGGCCCGGAATCCCTTGGACTCCAGGATGTCCCGGAACTTTTGACTTGTCTTTATGAGTGGTAGGAATACCACTGTTCTACGGTCGGAACAATACTTTGCCATTTCATCTGCTATCTGATATAGGTATGGATCCAGGGCGGTACCCAAGTCGGATGTCTTATAATCTCCGGCCTGCATTCCTACGCTGGTGAGGTCTATTTTGAGCGGTATAGTCTGGGCCTTGATCGGACATAGGTACCCGTCCTTGATCGCCCTGGGCAGGGTATACTCATAAGCCAATGATTCAAAGTATGTCCCCAGGTTCCGCATATCAGATCTGTCGGGTGTGGCAGTAACGCCCAGTACCTTGGCTTGTTTAAAGTGTTGTAATACCTTCTGATAACTATCTGATACACAGTGATGGGCTTCGTCCACTATGATAGTGTTGAAATAATCTGAGGAGAATTGTGCAAGCCGCTTCTCCCGCATGAGGGTCTGCACTGAGCCAACTACCACCCTGAACCAGCTGTCCAAGCATGAATTTTCAGCTTTTTCAACCGCGCAGCCTAAACCGGTGGCCTGGCTCATTTTATCGGCGGCCTGATCCAGGAGCTCCCCGCGGTGAGCAAGTATCAGAACCCGCTCACCTTCTTTAACACAGTCCTCTGTTAGCTTGCAAAACACAATTGTCTTTCCGGTACCGGTGGGCAGCACCAGCAGGGTCTTGTCTACCCCGCTGGCCCACTGAGCTTGTATAGCCTCTTTCGCTTGTGTTTGATATGGCCTAAGTTTCATTGGTGTCATTGCCTCCCCTCATTTGAGGAGTGGTAACTATTCTTTCAAAATCCCATCCTCTGTCTAATCTGTGCTTTAAGGTTTGATAAGATATTCCAAGACATTCCGCCAGTTCAGCCATGGTCATTCTTTTTCCGTTATGTTCGAATATGCGATTACTGGAAAGATTGTTGTTTTGCATTTTCTTATTAAGCCATCGACAGTTATCAGGACAATAATTTCCGTTTCCGTTTATGCGATCTATTGATAGATCATCGGTATATCCATTAGCAAAGGCCCATTTTCTAAATACCATATAGTCGTCAATCCACTCATCACACACGGTTATTCCTCTTCCTCCGTAGTAAGAATAACTGGCAGAATTTTTATCTCTACACCTTTGTTTCATGCCGACCCAAATGGTATATAGACGTTCTTTCCTTGCTTTACCATGTCTTTCTGATAAACAAACACAAGACTTTATATGCCCTGAAACCAAATTAGAACCCGTTGTAGTTGTTTCGTTTCCGCAATCGCAAACACATAAATATTCCGTTTTTTTACCGAGATTTGGAATTCGTTTTACTGCTGTAAGTATTCCAAACCGCTCTCCGGTATGATCTTTCTTTTTCATAGCTAGAACTCTCCCGGCTTAAACATAGTCGGTTGGGTTTCAGGCTCATAGAATTTCTTAATCTCGTTAAAAACCTTCTCCTCACCTTTGTCATTGGTCCATTTCTTGATCCCTAATTTGCAACGGCCTTTGGAGCCTACGACTTGTTGCCAGTTCATGGTTACCCTCTCCCCGTGTTTGCGCTGACCGATAGAGGTAAAGAAAGAGCATAATAAGCCTTCTGTTTTGGTGTGCAGAAATAACTGGTGATTAATAGTAGAAATACCTTCTTTGCCTTCACATTTAATAACAACAGTGGCCTTGTTACAGGGCGGTAACTTATCCGAACCGGCGAACCGTCCGCGCTCAAAACTAATACATTCAAAGTCATAGTCACCCTCTGGCAGCGTTACAAAATCCAGTCCGTCTTTCTCTATTTGGTCATCCCATCCTAGTTCTCTGCCCATATCTTCTGCCATTAATAAGTCCTCCTTATAAATTAAAATGGTATTTCTTCGTCTGCTCTGATGTTTTCAATTAACTCAACGACCTTTGGCCAGAATGCGACCGCCCAACCATCAATGAACGCTGGCTCATATTTATCAATCGGGGTATCTAACGGATAATAGCCCTTACTGGCAACGGCTTTCCTTACCTCTTCCTCTGTGACTTTGCTGGCCTCCATCAGGTCAGCTAGGGCCTTTGGTATATTGGGTTTAGGCTTTCGTGCCAGGTCTGAGAAGTCGGCTTGAATAAACTCTTTTTTAGGTTCAGCCGAAGGGCTTACCATCTGTTCAAATTGCTGCTCGATAGGTGGCTCAACCTTCGGGGGGGCCTGCTTAGGAAGTTCAGTTGTAGGGGCACTGCCACCACGAACAGGAATACAGTGTCTGATTTCATCAAAATCAAATGGAAGTTCATCAAGCAGATCGTGCCGATTTTTAGCATCCCAGCAGGGGTTATGGGTGGTATACATAATCCGTTTACCACCTTGAGCTTTTTTCTTTTTATCTTCAGTTGTGATTACAATGGTTTTATAGTTCGCAAATAAAATCATGTCTGACCATTCTTTTAACATTGCAGCTGTGCGTTTTTCTGTTTTTTTACCACCAAGTTTTAATTCCCAACGATCATATGATCCGAATTCATCTGGCTGCTCAAATTTAACAAGTTGAGCATGAGCGGTTAATACCACGTGCATCCCGACATTAATAATTTCATCCAATTGGTTTAATAATCTGCCAAATTCCTCTGCATGATAGGTATATCCGTTACCATAGCCAAAATCTTCTATGCCTTTTTTATTTCTAGTTGAACATACATGTTCAATGCACAATTTTTCAGCCCAATCCATTGTGTCAACAACCAATGTGTCATATTCACTTGGATGATTCTGATAATATTTAACTTGTTCAAGGAGCATAGTCCAACTAGATGGCTTATCTTCACGGGCAACATCCATATGATAGGTACTTCCCTCAGTATCAATAAATACTGGATTAGGGAATTTTGAAGCAAAATATGATTTTCCTATCCCTTCCGGACCGTAAACAAGTACCTTTTGAGGCCTAACGATAATTCCACGCTTTACTGCCATTAAAACTCACCCGCTTTCCACTTAGGCACTTCCTGGGCTGGCTCCGCTGGATCATCTGCACCCTTGACGTATCCATCCTCAATGATGATGCTGCACTCATCCCCGGTGCTGACCCTGGTGGCAATCGCCTGCAGGCCCTCAGCCTCTAACCAAGATCCAAATTCATGCAGTGTATCCAGGTCCATCTGCTCTAATTTATCGAGCAATACAAAACCGCATTTAGGATTCAGCTTCCGGATGATGGCTACTGAGACCTTAAGCTGATCCGATCCGCTCATGCCGTCCCACTTCTTGCCCAGGTAGGTGAGCTCACCGTCTACTACAGACAAGCCCGGGAGGGGAAGGTCGGCATTGTTAAGTAGGTCAGTTTTCTGCTGTCTGACGTTGTTCAAGTCAGTGGTCAGAGCATTGTACTGATTGCGGTATTCCAGAGCGTCCTCCTCGGCCTTGTCCTTGTCCAGGTTGGCGCGGACCTTGCGGTTTATTGCCTCAATATTGGTGATATTAGTCTCGAGTTCCTCGGTGCCTTCATCGTGGAGATCTAAGGCTGATTTCCTGGCAATCTCAAGATCAGCCTCAGCGGCCTGCTGTTTAGCCCCCAGATCAAATAATTTTGCCTTTAAATCTTCAATTTGTTTTTGAATACGGTCAGCCTCACCCTGCAGATATTGAAGATTCTGGCGCTTCCGCTGGTTCTCCCCATTTCTGGACAGAATGTCCTGCTGCTGTTTAATTAGGTCTGACGCGCTGACAGGCTCTTTAGGTGCATCCGGATAGTAGGTCTGCTCTTTGGCAAACTTGGCTTTCTGGTCAGCGATCTGGCCAATGGTGAGCCGCTTGTTATAAATCTCTTTTTCCTTCATTTCCAGATCATACAGCTGTGGCCCGACCCCGATGATCTGCAGGAGAGTATTGGCCTTCTCTTTATTGTTGGACTGCATGAACTTGGGCAGGTCCAGTGCCAGCTGCTCAACGAACTCATTGAGCAGCTGCTGCCCACCCTTCTGGCCAGCTGGATCAATGACTTTCAGGTCAGAGTTTTTACCTTTACGCTCTACCACTAGGCCGTTGGACATTACTATATGAAGGTTGGGCGGGATCACTGACCCTTCCCGCTGTGGGTCTGACGGCTTAAAGCTATTTCCCCCCAGTACCCAGGCTATTGCATCCAGTACGGATGATTTACCCTGATTATTTTTTCCGCCAATGATGGTTAAGCCGTTAGCTTTAGGTTCCATTTTTACGGCTTTAACTCGCTTGGTGTTTTCGATTTCGACTATATTTATCTTCATTGGTTACCTCCATTTCTCTGTAAATCACTATCGCCAGCACTCCACAAATAAAGCCGGTCGGGTCAAGGTAGTAGGCCAGCGCTGAACATATAAATGCCGTTGATGCAAATATTAGGCTATACCTAAGCAAGGCTGGCAGTTGCTTGTCCATCACTTGACCACCATCACCAAGGTCAATACGATCCAGAACAGCGATATTACTATCAGCCCTGCCAGAATCGACTTGATTTCTATCTCCTCCCCCAGCACCTTAAGAAAATGGGGTCTTGGCTTGTTCCGGTCTTTGTAGCCAGGATCAATCGTTGGTGGTAAATCAGCTTTAAGTCTTTCCATCTCTGCTGTAAACCTCTGTTCCTCATAGTCCAGCATCCCCTGAGTTATTAAGTGCCGGGTTTCTTCACTTTTGCGGAATTGCAATATCTTTGCGGTCTGCATCTTTACCCCTCCCCTACAGCCAGGTCTCGACGATCACTGGATCATCGATAGCGTTCCGGCTCAGCGGCATCATCCCCGGAGGTATGGTCTCCCGGATCTGCGCCAGGGTGTCACGAATAGCCATAAACCTGGTTGGCTTGCCGCCATCTCTTCCGGAGACCCATAGCCGGGCAACAAACTTGTCGGGGAAGTCTGCTGGGTTGTCATAGATACAGATGAGGGGGATATTGCCCTCCGGAACTATCTCATTCATGTCCATGTGTTTGAAATCCTGAACCTCTACGTTAAGAGTTTGTTCTAACAATTCCTTGACCTCCTCTCTCATTCGGCACCCACTCCGCCCAGGCTACTAACCGGCCGGGGCTCATATAATCTCTGCGGGTATAATCAATCTTGTTAATGACTACCTGTCCACCTATGTAGCGATCGGGGTTTTTACGTCTGCGGTTCCTACGTGGCAAGTGAATCACCCACCTTTAACACTGGGAATATTGAAAGTATTGAAACTTGATTATCAGGTACTGTATTCAGGAATTTGGTTTTCGCCTCTGCCTGATTGTCGGCCGCAATCTTTATGGTTCTTACTGATCGGCGGCCATGTTTCCAGTGGCGGTATCTAACTTCAAACATGGTAGGCCTCCCCTCATAAGGATTAATGTGATAATGGCTAATCCTCTACGCATTCCACAAACTGTCCAGCTTTGAGAATATAGAAGGTATCAGCCTTGATAATCTCACCGTCAACCTTGACGCACTGGACGTCTTTTCGGTGCCAGTCATAGTTATCATCCCGATACCATTCGGCAAGAACCAGCCAGCATCCCAGAGCCCCTTTGGCCTTTCCTTCTATGCCCAGGCTGGAAGCAACCGATTCTTGCCCCTCAACGGTAGCAGCTGAATAATTACCTGTGTTGGTAGCAGCTGAATAATCGCCTGTGTTGGTAGCAGCTGATTGATCGCCTGTGTTGGTAGCAGCTGAATAATCGCCTGTGTTGGTAGCAGCTGATTTATAGCCTGTGTTGGTAGCAGCTGAATAATTACCTGTGTTGGTAGCAGCTGAATAATCGCCTGTGTTGGTAGCAGCTGAATAATTACCTGTGTTGGTAGCAGCTGATTTATAGCCTGTGTTGGTAGCAGCTGATTGATCGCCTGTGTTGGTAGCAGCTGATTGATCGCCTGTGTTGGTAGCAGCTGATTTATAGCCTGTGTTGGTAGCAGCTGATTTATAGCCTGTGTTGGTAGCAGCTGATTGATCGCCTGTGTTGGTAGCAGCTGATTGATCGCCTGTGTTGGATTCCTTGGCCTCATCCCATTTGATATGCTCCATGATAAATTTCACGCCCGCAGAGATAAGTCCGGGAAGACCAAGCTCAAGTCCAATATGAATCTTTGTGCAGGCTACTTTACTATCGTCACCGCGCTTGTCCATTTGGCCGTCAGCTTCGATTTTGCAATAGCGGCTATCAACTGGAGGATAGTAGTTAAAAACATCCAGGGGATTCTCGCAGAAGTGGAAGCCCGTTTCACAGGCTATGGCCTTTTCTTCCTCGTATTCCTTGCCGATTTCGAACTGGAAATCTCGGCATTTCAGGTCTTGATTAAATCCTTTGTAACCTTCCAATTTTCACTTCTCCTCTCAAAATGTGATATAATAACGATGAAAGTTTTTGTTCGGCCCCTTTGCGGGGCTCTTTTTTATGTCCAGATAGTTATCAATACGCATCACTCCTTTCAGGTGAAACCGTACTTTTTCCAGCAAGGCTACATCTCCCACTGTGAAATCAGCTTCTCAATGGCCTTCATCGGAACGATTTTGCGTTTCTCCCCCATGGCTATAGTTGGTATCTCACCCGTGTTAGCCAATTTATAAGCCAAGGACTTGCTTATTCCCAGTAATCGAGCAGCTTCGGGTAGACCTACTGCCAGAGGGGACGATTTGGTTTCTGTCTGGTTAGGCACGGTTTAGACCTCCTCCCCGTTTTCAATTTTCCGCATACAGGATTCGCAGGCTGTTACCCACGAATAAGTTGCCTTGCCCCCGCAATAAACGCATTCACTCTGATCTATATCCACTTCAAAAGTGCGCTTTATAAAACCAATGAATTCCTGCTTAAA